TCGTGACGGTCGTGACGGTGCCGCTTTCGATCACCGCAGTCGAGCGAGCGCGGCGCAGCGTAGAGTCGTATCCAGGCGGGCTTTGCAGCACCGCGAGGATCTGTCTTTGCGGCCCGCTAGCGCCGCCTGTCTCTTGCACGGGAAGAGGATCTGCGACTGTGACATCGGTCGCGATCTTCGCATCGTCGGCCCCGGTGAGCACGACAAGGCCGACAGTCTGCGCCTGTGCAGTCTCTCCGCTGTAAGAGACCTCGCGCGTCGTGACTTTGCCCGAACTCGCTGGCAGTGAGACGTTGTCGGCCATCAGTCCTCCTCAGGACAGCGTGAAGATCCCGGAGGCGCTCCACTGAATCGTCAGAGTAGTCCCCGCGTTGACAACGACGTTCGCGGGGGTGTCGTCAAGAAGAATGTACCCAAGAAGCCGATCGGTCGCGCCGTCGGCATACAGCACGAGATATCGCGCCGTGAGACCGGCGCCCGAGGCGGTCCAGGAGACGTCCGCCGCATCGAAAGTCACGGTACCGCCAGAGCGGGTGACGGTGACGCCCGTCAAGGCCGCGCCTCCTGCCGTGTAGCCGTCCGCCGTGGGAAGCTCGCCGGCCAGATCGCTTGTGAGCGCGTGAGTGTTGACGACGGGCGTGTATGCCGACGTCAGGAGCATCGCGCGGATCGTCTCGCCGTCGAGATCGATCGTCGCTTTCGCGATCCCTTCTTTCGCAGCCCCGTAGAGCGTGAATGCGCCGACGGCCATGGATCAGACCGCCGCCGCGGAATCCGCGTTGCTGCCGTGCGTCGCGTCGCCGTCGACGATCTCGAGCTTCCAGGTCCGAGTCCCGGCCTCCACGCCAAGCTCAAGATCGGGCTCCTGCGTGATGTACGCGACGCCCTCGACGACCGTGGTTCCGTTGCGGTCTTGGAGAAGGAACGAGCCGACGCCCTCGCCCGCCTCCGCCGCGACGTCGGCCGCAAGGATCGCGGAAAGGCGATCGTTGACCTCGGAGGTCTGCATCGTCGAAAACTCGACCATCCGCCTCGTGTCGTGCCGGCGCGAGCGCGCGACCTCGCCGTCCACGCCGACCTTGCTCGAGAAGCGCGGAGCGGCCGGCGTGATCTTGATCCAAGTCCCGTCGGCCAGGCCCTTGTTCAGATTCACTCCCGCGAAAACCGCGGTGTACTTTCGGGGATCGTAGGTTTTCACACTGTCACCGTGCCGACGAGGTTGACGACGTGGATCGCGCCTGCGAGGCGCGCCGAGAACTCGAGTCCGCGGAGGATGCGCGCCGCGCGATCCGCGGTCGACTGATCCGCAACGGCGAGATGCGTGATCGTCCAGCCCGAATCAATGATCGATCGCCGCTCGGCTTCGCGGAGCACGCCGCGGAGCACGGCCTCGATCTGCCCGATGCCCGACTCCGTGTAGGGCACCTTCGGTTCGTTCGCGAGGAGTGCGAAGATCGCTTCCGCCGCTCGAGCCTCGATCCAGGCGATCCCGAGGACGACGTCGATCCACTCTCCGCCGAAGGTCTTCCCGGGGCGCGTGATCGGGACCTTCGCCTCTTCGGTGTAGTGATTTCCCTTGGACGTCGTCGCGATGAAGTTTCGCTGAGTCGACGTGAGAGCATCGGCCCCGACGCCCTCGAGCGACTTGAAGGCCCACGTCGCAGATCCGGGATCGCGTGGCGCCATCGTCCCGCACCAGGCAGCCTCGATCGCCGACTTGCGCGACTGGAGCGTGAACAGGCCCGCACATGCGTCGTTCGCGAGAAGCGCGGTGTAATCCGCGCCCGAAGTGAACTCACCGGAGACGAAGTCCGTGGGATCGTTGTAACTCAAGCCGGCAAGATAGAACCTGGAATTTGCGAGCGCCCAGCGCGCGATCTTGTCGATGTTCTTCGGGCTCGCGGTGTCCGTGAGAACGAAGTAGAACTCCGGGTCGATCACGAGCGCCGCGGTAAGCGCGTCGTCATAGTCCTGGTCCGCCGTGGTCTCGCGAACGAACGCCGTGGGGAACTCGAAATACGCTACGCCGTTTCCGGCGGTCGGTACGGCAACCGTCAAAAGCGGGGAGGCCGTCGTCACGCTAGCAGCGCCGATCGCGGCCTCGATCGCGGTGTCGACTGCGGCGAGGGTCGTCGCGATGTTCGTATTCCATGCGACGTTGATCGTCGTGACGACTCCGGCGGGGCTCGTGACGGTGCCCGTGATCGCGGATCCCGTGGGATGCGACGCGAAATCCAGGACGACGGTTTGCAGCGCGGAGGGGGTCGGGAGCTTCCCGATCTTGATCTCGGAGGGGCGGATCTTCTGCGAGAACATCGCCGCCGCGGCTTTGTACGGCCACGTGTGCGAGGCGAAGTCCGCCGCGACTTCCGAGAACGTTCGGTAACTCCGGACCTCGGAGCCCGCCCACGCCGCGTGATAGGCCATGATCAGGGGGACGCCGAACCCCTTACGCGCGGGGTTGACCGTGCCGGCCTGGATCTGGACGCTGACGATCTCCGAGAGTGCCATGGGGCTAGGATAGCACGCCGCTTGACACGGGGGCCGATTGGATCCACTGGACTAGATCCCCTCGGACCTCGCGCGACGTATTGAACGCCAGATCGAAGATCGCGACCGACCGCGTATCGCCCGCGTCGCCGCGCGCCGGAGCCGTCAAGACCGGCCCGCACGTAGCAGCGGAGAGGTTCTCCGCCTCGAGGAGCGCGCGCACGTCGGAGCGCTCGAGCCCCGCGACGAGACGATCCGCGAGATCTTCGCTTGCGAACCCGAGATCGTGCGAGTCGCCGTCAACGACGATCTGCAATCGGACGACGCGAACGCCGTGGATCGTCTCGCGAAGATCGCCGGAGGGGTCGCCGTCGTCGCGCACGCGCGGCTCGTCGATCCCGATGCGCCGGATCCCGAGAACGCGGATCGAGACGTTCGCGACGTCCGAGACCCACCGCGACGTCCGATCACCGATCCGGACGTCGAGCGCCGGATCGGAAACCGCGAGGCGGAGGATCTCGATCAACGCGCTCGAAAGACTCACGAAGCGCCCCGCGATCGGACGTTCGGCGCGCGAAGCTCCGGCGCATTCACGTCGAGCCACGCGATCGCCGTCTCGCCCACGTGCGAGACGAAACCTCCGCGCCTCACGGTCGGCGCCGCGGCAAGCAGGTGCGCGAAGATATGCTCCACGTCCGCGTCACTCACGCCGTATCCGTGCAACGCCTCGGCGCGCGTGCGGGTCCACCATCGCTCGATCGTTCCGTATCGCCACCAGTGCAATTCCATCGACGTCACAACGGCCGTTGCCTCCGCGTGCGTGCGGTCGGACGTCGAAAATAGATACCCAAGATCGCGCGCAAGCCCGCCCGCAGTACCGTCGTGGACGTGCTGGCATTCGTGCGCGATCGTCGCGATCTGTTCCCAGGGGGACCAAACTCCGCCCACGCCGAGATCAAAGGGGACGAAGATTGTTCGGCCCATCGTCGTCACCACGTGCGTCTCCCAGCGTGCGCCGAGACCGAAACCGAAGGCGCGAAGGAACGCGCCCGCCGCTTTCATGGCTGCGCTTGACGCCTTCGGCACGATCGTCGCGCCGTACGCGCGCGCCATGTGATCGGCGTACGCGCGGACGATTTCGGGGCGGATCTCGGAGTCCGGGATCATCGCCCCTCCACCCGAAGACACGCGTTGATCTCGCGCCCGTCCTCGCGCGTCGTTCCACACGTCCACTCGCCGCCGCTCGAGCGCGCGACCTCCGCGCAGTCGGAGACCGGGCGCCACTGTCCGCGCGCGTCGCACACCTCGACGCGCTCCGAGGTGCAGCGCGTCGCCGTCGTCGGACAAACCGGCGCGGGACACCCGGCGAGCGCGAACGCGAGAAGAAAGATCCGCGTCATACAACCCTCGTCGCGATCGAAGATCGAAACTGGCCCTTGTCGATCAAGGGCGTTGACGATCCCTTTTTCCGGATCGTTGACTCCGCGTTTTCGGGATCGATCCCGTTCGCGATCCGTTGCTGGATCTGGCCCTGGATCCAGAGTCCGAGCCGGCCCAGCGCTTGGGCCTTCGTCCGATCGCCCGCGATGATGGCGCGAGACTCGATCTTCGTGCGCTCCGTGAGCGCGGGGCCGTTCGCTTCGATCCAGTCGACCAGCCACGATCGGCGCGGCTGTCCGAGACCGAACTCCGCCCACGCCGCGACGTCGGCGACCGTGACGCCCGCGCCTTCCTCGCGCCGCGCCTCCGCGCCGAGGATCCCGACCTCGACGGCTCGAGCGCGCTCGCGAAGTCGCGCCAGGAGCGCCGTAGCGCCTCGGTCGACCGTTCGGACCGTCATCGGCCCCCCGTCTCCGCGTCGAGGGCTACATCACCCGCGTACGGCGCCGCGCCGGCCGTTCGGAAGCCGGACGAGACGATCGCCTCGAGGATCTTCCGCTCGCGCGAGTAGGGCGACTCCCCCGGAGGCTCTCCCTTTCGCATAGCGCGCGCGGGGCTCTCGAGCGCGAGCATGTGCGCGGCGAGGTAGTAGACGCCCGCGTCACGTATCGTCTCGACCGTCCACACCTCCGCCGGCGTCCGCGCCTCCGCGATCGCTAGACGCGCCGCGATCATCGATTCCGGGGTTCGCGCGAACGTTTCTCCGAAGAACGAGCGGAACGCGGAGGCCGTGATCGTCATACCCGATCAAGATAGCAGACGAAAAGGCGAAGCCCGCGCGAGCGATCGCGCGGGCTTCGGTGTCGACGCGGGATCCGATCAGGCGTTCGGGAGGCCCGTGAGGTAGCGCATCGAGAGGGGCTGGTAGATCACGAAGCCCGCGATCCTGCCGATCGCCATGATCCTGACGCCCAGACCGATCTCCTGCGGCGGGCGGAGCGTGAAGGGCTGGGGGACGACGATCTCGAAGTTCTGATTGCTCGTCGCCATGAGAAGGCCGCGCGACTGATTCGCGGCGGTGCCGTCCGCCTCCTTCAAGCGATTGAGATCGATCACGCGCCTCACGGAGCCGTTGATCTTGAGGAAGCGCTCAAGCACTGACTCCGGCCGTCCGTCGGTGAACATCGTATGTGCGAGACGGAGCCGTGCATACATCGGAAGCGCGAGCGTATCCGGAGCGAAGGTGCCGTCCGAGTCGGACACCTGCGCGGCGACCGCGGTCAGCAGATTGTCCAGCATCGTCTGCGCGACAAGGCCGCCCGTGGCCCACGCCGCGGAGGTAAGGGCCGTAGATCTGACCTGCGTCGAGCCCGTGCCGACGGGATGATTACAGACGCCCGAAGCGATGCCGTGGACCGTATCGCCGCGCGCCGCGACGCGGTCCACGAGACGATCGAAGGCCTCGCGTGCCGCCGCGAGCTTGCGGGCCTGGAGCGGCTTTCCTGCGCGCGCCGCGCGCCGCATCTCGGCCATGGAGTAATTCACGGCGACGCCCGCCGTGAAGATCGCTCGAGTCTGCTTGACTCCCTTGATCTCTACCGATCGCAGGTCATCACCGAGGGAGTCGTCGGAGATGAAGGCGGCTTCGCCGACTCTGTCGATCTCTTCCCACGCGAAAGACTCCGCGTCCGCGTCGACATCCGAGGACATCGGCACGGCGGCGACGGTTTGAAGATTCGAGTATGGGGCCTCATAGACCCGCGCGCGGAGCTGCTCGAGCTGGAGCGCGAGCATGGCGGTCTCGTCCGCGTCGAGGCGTCGATTGCGGTAGTCGCGATCGATCTCCTCGTCCTCGGCGGTGCGGTTTGCGATCTCGGAGAGTCGTCGCGCGGCGCGGAGACTCTCGTCGGAGGGCTTGATGTTCATGAGTCGTTGATCCTTGTGAGGCGGGAAGTGGGGGTTTTCAGGCGCCGCTGCCGACGGTCGCCGCGTCCTGGTTGCCGAAGAGATTGACTTCGACGATCGCGCATCCGGCCGCGCCTGTCGTCTGCGCGATCCGGAGGCCCGGAACGAGAACCTCCCCTGTCGGGATCGAACCCGCCGCGGTGCCTTGCGCATAGCCCTTCAAGGCCCCGGTAGAGAGGACAATCCCAACACACTCCCCCGCCGTCACGGCCTCGACGAATTCCATATACACCGATCCGAGCCGGAGCACGGACGCAGACTTGCCCGCCACGATTCCGGAGCCGCCGATATCCTCCACAGGCCTCGAGGTATCCAGCAGCACCACACCGGCAAGCATCGCGACAGTGACCGTGTCCCCAGTCGTGACGGGCGAAATCTGATCGTCCGCGTCCGTGCCGCGCTTCGCGAGGCGCCCCGCGCTGATAGCCGTCTGCACGGTGAAGGATCGGGCAAATTTCGGCGCCAGGGGCTCCGCAAGTTGTCCGGGGTAGGCGTGCGCGAGATCGGAAACGACCGAATTGAAAGGCATTGTCTAGGCTCCGAGAGGGATGAGGGTTGCGGGTCCGAGCGGATCAAAGACCCGCGAAAACGGCCTTTCGCTGCGCGGCGAGAACGCGCGCGCGGATGTCCTCGGCGGTCTCCGCCTTCGGATCCTCCGCGCGGTCGGCGCGGAGCTTCGCGTAAGCCGCGTCGATCGCGTCGGCTCGAGCGCCCGCGGCGCCCGCCGCCGGAGCGTCGGGGGATCCGGGCTGCGCCGGCGCCTTCGGCTTCTCGTCGGCGCCCATCTTCGCGAGGGCGATCGCGATCGCGACGGCGAACGCGCCGGCGACGAAGTCCGGGCTTGCGCTCGAGAGATCGACGTCCGGCGCGATCCGCTTGACGACGTCGATCATGACCGCGTTGTCGTCCGCGTCGGCGCGCGCCTCGATGCGGGCGGAGCGAACGCGATCGCGGATCAGGACGGAGCGCGCGGCCTTCGCCGATGCCTCGGCCGCGTCGGCGCGAGCGGAGAGGGCCGCGATCGCGGCCTCGGCCTCGGGGGATCCGGCGTCGTACTCTCGGCCGGCGATCTTGATCTTCATGGGTGCGGGATCCTTGTGGGTGGGGTCGTTGATTTCGTCGCCCGCCGAATCGAGGCGGAGCGAGACTTCGGAGCCGGCTCGGCCGCGGGGGACGAGCGCAACGTGGTTCGGCCGGATCCGGCGCTGGATCGCGTCGTACGGCTCGCCTTCGGGCGAAACGCCCGAGGTCATCTCCAGATCGACGTCGTATCCAACGGAGACTTCACGAAGCGCGCCGGAGTCGACGCGAGAGATCGCGCCGGCGTCGGAGATCACAACGCTCGCTTCTACGAAGCGCCGATCCTCGCTCGCGCGGACGTCGTCGCCGACATGCCCGATCGCGACCCCGGACCACGTTTCCGCCGTCACACGCCGCGCGCCGGAGGTAGGGTGCTCCGCGGTGACGGGAGCGGCGCGGAGCGCCTCGAGGGCGCTCGGAGCGAATACCTCGTCCGCCGGCCGGTACTCGCGCCGCGTCGATCCGTCCGCCTGTCGATACGCGAACACGCCCGTCCGCGTCAAGCGCGCCGGAACGCGGATCGCGCCGGAGTCAAGGCGCGTCGCTTTCGAGAGGGGAGATCGGTCGAGCCGGAGGACCATTCCGCTTGACTGTAGCACGGGGCCGGGCTAGTCTCCGAGGATCGGGATCGCGACGCACCGACATTGATAGTCGGTGCCGGGATTCGCGCGGTCGCCCTCGAGGTTCACGATCGGCGGATCCGCGAACGCGAAGATCTTTCCGTCGAGCGCGTAGTGTAGACCCTTCGGCCATTTCCCCGAAGGGTTCCCGCGGACGCGCTCGTCTCGCGACGTGCTCCACCGATAGTGCGTGATCCCGACCTCGGAGCAGCGCGCGACCGTAAGATCCCCGTTCCCTTTCAAGATCTGATCTCGCGCGATCAGATTCGCGCGCGATTGCGAAACGTCGAACCGCTCCCGGATCTGATCCGCGATCGTCTCGACGCGCGTCCCCTCGCGCGCTCCGGCGCGGACGACGTCGCGCACGTCCCCGTGTAGGCGCTTCGCGATCGACGTGATCAGTCCGACGTTTTCGCGGCGCCAGGCCTCGAGGAGCCGGAGGATCGCGGGAGGCTCCGCGTCGATATCGATCCGGAGAACCGCGGCGAGATCCTCGACGTTCCAACGGTTGATCCGGCGCCCGAAGCGGTCGACGAGATCGAGCGCTCGATCTTTCGCGATCTTCTCGAGTCGCACGCGAAGGAGTCCGAAGTCCAGATCCCCCGCCGCGTCCTCGCGCGCCTCCGCGCGTTGCTCCTCGCGCCGCGCGTCGAGCCAGGGCCGGACGAAGGCGCGGACCTCCGCCGCTAGATCGCGGTTCAAGCTTCGCAGGGCGCCCGCGTACGCCTCCGCGACGTCGAGAGGTACCGCGGGCCGCTTCGCGACGCGCTCGCGCTTTGCGAGGGCGGCACGGCGCGCCGCGAGGGCCGCGCGCCTCGAGGGCTTCGCCGTCACGGGGCCTGGACCTCGACGCGCCGCGCGCGCTCGACGAAGTAGGGCTCCGCCCAAGCGTACTGACGGGCAGGATCCGCGGAGTCGAGATCGAGAAAGAAGATCCGCCCGTTCGCGACGGCGGTTACCTGTAGCCGGTGTTGATCGCCGGTGTCGATCCAGGTCTCGCCCGAAGCGGGGCGGAGGATCTCCGGATCGGCTCCGTCGTCGCCGTCGAGCCCGCCGATCTTCGCCGCCTCGAGGATCTCATGGTAGCTCGCGCCCCCGAGCCGGATCTCGCGCGCCTCCGCCGCGTCGATGACTCCGGACGCGATCCGAGCCGCGTCCGTCGTCGCCTCGATCGACTCCTGCGCGGCCTTCTCCGCCGGCGTCGGGGTCCACAATGCAGGCCACCTAATCTCCCCCGACCATTCGATCGCGTTCGCGCGCGCGACGGTCCGGATCAGGGTCGCGATCTGCGCTTCGTGGCGCTGGCGCTCGACCTCGATCCGCTTGTACCAGATCCGGAGATCGCTCTCGCCCGTGGCGTTCATTCCGACCGGCGAGACCCCGAGAAGGCGCGTCGCCGGCATTCCGGCCCACGACGCCACGCGTTGAAGGATCCGGCCCTGTAGCGCGTCGACGCCCGTCAAGTTGGCCGCTCCGACGTGCTCGAATGACTCGCCGTCCGCGTCGAGCACGACCGCTCGCGAGACGCTCCGCGCGAGATCCACGATCTCCATGCGATCGCGCATGATCGAGGCTTGCCCGTTCGCGATCATCGTCACGAGATCCTTGATCTTGAAAACGGCCTGCGAGAGATCCTGGAACGCCGCGATCACGGCCGCGTTGCTCGAGCCTTCGTCTCGGAGCGCGTCATACGGCCGTTGCAGGACCGAGAGATCCTTTCCGGAGCGGTTGATCTTCATGCGTGACGGGGTCAAGGCCCCGCCGAAGAAAACGAACCGCGACGCATGGATCTCCTGGCCTACGCGCGCGCCGGAGATCCAGTAGTGCGAGGGGCGTCCGTAGTTGGCGCTCGCGCGCGAGTCCTCGAAACGCGAGGGAGTGAGATCGATCCCGTCGACGGCCTCGAGGAACGTGAGATCGCCGGGCTGGATCGCCTCGAGGGCGACCGGGGCGGACTGCGGTCCGAGCCGGTCCGAGATCCCAAGGTAGACGGCTCCGCGCCCGTACGCGCGACCCCAGCGCCAAGCCTCGCCCGCGCGGTCGATCGCGCCGGTGCGTCGGAGCGCTTGATCGAGCGCCTCGGAGCCGGTGCTGATCCCGGTTCCGATCGCGTCGTCCGGGACCGCGTCGACGATGGTGCCGGCGAGCCCGTTTCCGAGATACAGCGCCTCGATCGTGTGATCGTCGATCGCCGAGAAGATCGGGCGGACCGACGTCGATCGATCGCGCGCGCCTCCGAGACCCGTCACGAGGGAAAACCACCCGTCCTCGCGAAGTTGATCCTTGAACCAAGCGGTCAGATCTCGGAGCGCCATGCGCGGAAGTGTAGCCTACTCCCGCGAGGCTCCGCCGCGCGCGTCCTCTGCCATTTTCGCGACGGCCTCCGCGTAGGATCGGGCGGAGCGCGAGTCGAGGATCAGAAGGGCCATGGTCGTTGCGTCGACGTCGTCATCGTGTTTCGCCAGAGGAAAGCGCTGCAACGTCGCGGCGTAGTCTGCCACCCAAGGCGCCACGGAATCGGGCGGAACGAGCGCGCGCCCGGTTTCGAATAGGTACGCCTTCGCTTCGGCGCGCGAATACTTTGACGCTTGACCCGGATCCCACGGAGTCAAGCCCACAAGCTCCGCCTTGAAAAAGTCGACGATCGCCGTGCCATTCGCCTTGTCCTCGATATAGATCGCCGCGCCGGGGAAGCGTGCCGCCATGGCGAAAAGGGCGCGGACGGTCTCGCTCGCAGACATGCGGCGGGTGTCTCGAGCGAGGAGCAGGAACGCGCCGGCGACGGGCCCGCGCCACGCCTGGATCGCGACTAGGTCGCTCGACTTCGTATCTTTGAACGTAGCGTCGCACGTGATGATCGTGCGCCCGCCGACGGGAGGTTCACCCGTCAACGGATCGGGCTTCCATCGATGATCCAAGACGCGCTTGAATAGCATCCCGTCGGGCGGGGTCGGATCCTGATTGTTTTGCGCGGCGTGCCCTTGGGGCCCGAGCGCGACGCGATCGGCTTCGATCACTTCCGCCGGGAAGCGGTCCGGACACAAAAGCTCGCCGTCAACGGTGCGCGGATCACGGAATCCGGTTTCGCGAACGACGCACGCGGAGCGGCTCGAGAATTCCGCCGGAAGGATCAAGGCCGTATACCCCGCCTCGATCGCGCGCCCGGGGGTGTCGTCGTGGTGCAAGCGCTGGCCGATGAGAACGCGCCGCGTGGTGCGCGCGTCCGCGCGGCGGGTGTGTAGCGTGCTGAACCAAAACCGATTGGCGCGCTCGAGCGCGATCGGATCGAGCGCCGCGCGTCCGTCCGCGTCCTGCGCTTTCGCGAGATCGTCCCCCACGAGAATGTCGGCGTGATAGCCCGTGACGGTCCCGCCCACGGACGTCGAGAAGCGCCAGCCCTTCGACCGGACGCGAAACATGCGGATCCGATCCTCAACGTCGGAATCAAGCGCCAGCGCGGGCCAGCGCGCGCGCCACCATTCGGTCTCGAGAAGCCCGCGGAGGATCCGCGCAGACTTCTCGGAGAGATCCTGCGCGTAGGTCGCGGAGATCGTGCGGCGCGTCGGATCGACCGCCAGCCAATCCCACGCGTTCCACAGGGTCACGAGAAGCGACTTGGAGTGTCCGGGGGGAACGGCGATCACGAGATCGCGGATCTGGCCTCGAGAGACCGCCTCGAGGTGTTCACAGATCGCGCCCATATGCCACGACCATCGACACGGAGACGGCTCGACGTAAGGCCAGGCGAGGCGCGCGAACGCGGAGAAGGCGCGCCGCGACTGCTCTCTGTCGAGCGCGACGATCGTCTCGGCGATCTTCTGTCGGTCCTCGGAGATCACTCGACGCGCGCGGCTCGCTCGAGATAGTCGATCCCCGCGGTCGCCCGCTCAATCTCCCCGTAGGATCGATGATAGACGATCCGCTTGAGATCGCGCTGCGCGGTGTAGCCTTGCGCGGCGTGCCACGAATCCCGCGCGGCGAGGGTGCGGAACGTCTCGATCGTCACCCCACGAAGCTCCTTGACTTGGCTATGGTGCACGTGCCCGCAAAGCCAGTGCCTGTGTTTCGCATGGCCCCATTCCGCCGGTCGTTCCGCCGCCATGATCGCGCCGAGATCCTCAACGCGCCCGCGGTCTCCGTGCGTCGTCCCGATCAGGACACGACCGTGGATCCAGTAGTGGCGAGACGCCGGATCGATCGGGACGTCGACGCGAGGCTCCGATCGGTAGTACTGTCGGAGCGCGAGCGCGAGCATGATCGCGGTGTATCGATCGTGGTTGCCGGCGACGCAATCCACGACGACGAGATCGTGGTGCTCTAGCGCCGCGTCGATCATCGCGACGAAGATCCGGAGCCCGATCTCGAGAACGCGCGCCGTCCGCCCGTCGACGTCGAGCGAGTGATCGCCGTGCGTGGTGCGCTGGTGCTCGTTGTCGAAATGGAAGAAGTCACCGAGATTGACGATCAAGGCTCCGGAGGCGCGCGGACCTCGGAGCACGAGATCGCGCACGGCTCCGACGAGGAGCCGCTCCGCGATCTCGAGATCGAAGTTGGCCCCCGACTCGCGACCCCAGGCGAGCATCCCCACGTGTGGATCTCCGAGGGGGTACACCGCGAGGAGATCGGGATCGCGCTCGAGCGCCGGGAGGGGAATCGAGCCGGAGCGCGTCGGGACGATCGCGGGGAGCTTCGCAGTCATGCGCGCGATCTGATCCTCGATCGGTTCGCCTACCAGGCGCGTCTTGACCCACTGGCCTTTGACCTGGCCTGCGGCGTCGACGTAGGTCGAGACGCCCTTGATTGCGTGCCCGTCCGGGATCGCGTCGACGGGCGGAGCCTCGCGCCGGCCTCCGCTCGCAAGTTCCCGCGCCGGTCCGTAGAAGCGTTGGGCGTAGCTCGGAGCGCACCCGACCGCGTCGTAATACTCGGAGCGCCGGAGGGCGCCAGGGTCGATCCCTCGCTCGGCCGCAACGCGCGCGATGTCTTCCGATAGGGCGCGGAGCTTGCGATCGTGTTCCTCGAGGTCGACGGGGCTACGCGGCATCCACGACGCTAGCACGCTCCGTCGTCGTCGGAGTCGAGCGTGCGATCGAGATCGCGCCGCGCCGCGCGGTACTCCGGACCGTGATCGGTGATCTCGTGCCCGTGCCGGTGCCACGCGAGCAGGTGCGCGATCTCGTGCCGTATCGTGTCCTCGCGCTCCGCCGCGCTAGAGCGCTCGAAAACATCCTCGTCGAGGACCACGATGGCGTGCTCGCCACACGAAAAGGCCACGGCATGGACCTCCTCGCCCTCCGCTCCCGCTAGAGGGTGCGTCGTCCATGCGATCGACAGACTGACGCGCGGGAGTAGGGCCCCCGCGACGGCTAGAGCGTGCGCCTCGACGCGCCGGCGCGCGCGGGCCCTCACGCCCCGCGAAGCTCCGCCCGCCAGCGCTCGATCCCACGCTTCGCCGGATCGGTCGGGACGGCCTCGAGGGCGACTCGCGCGCGCTCGAGCGCCGCCGCGTCGGAGTCGGCTCCGGCGAACGCCGCGAGGAATCCAGGCGCCGCGCGAGAGACGATCTCGAGCGCGGCGATCACGATCCGGACGATCTCGGTTTCGGGCATCCCGGAGCGTAGCAGGCTCCGGAGGTGAAACGGATCAGGCGGAGACGGGGACGATCTCGAGATCCTCCGCATCCCATTCGCCGCCGGGGGCGGCGAGGGCGCGCGCCGTCGCGTTGCACTCCTCGAGTGTGCCGGGGCCTGCGATCTTCTTTCCGCCCCGATAGGTGAGGCCCGCGGTCGTCACAATCTCGAAAAGCTCCGTGGTCTCGTTCTCGTTCGTCATCGTGGTCTCTCTTTCTTTCGTTGTCGCCCTTGCGACTCAATGAAACTAGCATCGGCTCCATCGCTCCGCAACCCCCGCGCCGATCTTTTTTCGATCTTTCTTTCAAGTGCCCGATCTTGCTCGGGAATCGGGTGGCGGAAATAGGCGCGCCCGCCGGGAAAGGGACCGGCGGGCGCTAGGACGAACGAAAGAGGAGCCGGACGAACGAGAACCGGACGAGACCTACCCTAGCACGGATTCAGAAGGCCGGGAGATCGGGAAGCGTGAGCCCGAGCCTCGCCGCGACGGCGCGGAGGTCCGCGTAGCTCGCGGCGAAGGCTCGAGCGAAGGCGAGCGCGGCGCCCAGCAAGCCCTCGGAGTCACCGGAGCGGCTCGCCGCGACCGTCGACGCGTACCAGGCGCCGAGGGCCAGGCGGGCGCCGGAGAAGGCGAGGTCGACGGGAGCCCAGCGATCCGAGACCGCGGCGAGGCACGCGTCCGGCTCCGACGCGCCTCGGGGGCAGGATGCCCGCGCGTCGGTCTCGGAGGCGAGCGAGATCGCGTCCCCCGCCGTCGACGTCGCGAGCGCGGCGACCTCGAGCGCGTGCGCGGAGGTGCGTACCGGGCTCGAGCCGCAACCCGCGGCTAGGATCAGGAAGGCGAGGGGTAGCAGGCTCCGGAGCTTGATCATGCTCCGGAGCCTAGCACGGGGGGTCAGGCCCAGAGTCGGGCGGGGTACGCGGGGATCCGTCCGAGGCGCTCCCGCTTCGCATTGACGGCGCGGAGGGCCGCTCGAGCGGCCTCGATCCCGTGACTCTCGATCATGCGCCCGAAGATCCATTCGATGACGATCGGGTCGCAGGTGAGCGCGTTGACGCCGTAGGTCGTTTCGCAGTCGAGGATCATCGCGTCGCGTGCGTTCGTGTTCGTCATGGTCTTTTTCTTCGCTTTCTTTTCGGTCGCCCTTGCCGACTCGGTAACAATGGATCGGAGCCGGACCGGGCGCAAGATCTTTCTCTCGCGCCTCGGTCGATTCTCGTCAATCCGCCACGCCTTCGGCCTTTTCCTCCGGAGCCTAGCACGCGAGGATCAGAAACACGGATCCAGGATCGTCTCGCTCTTTCCGAGCGCGAGCCGGAAGTTTCCGGACCTCCACGATCCGAAGCGGTTGAGGCGAAAGATCATAGGCTTCTCGTCCTCGCGGGCGATCTTCGCCGTCACGGTGAAGGGAGTTACCCGGAGGATCTTCGCGGCGTATTGATCCGATCCGATGCAGATAGAGGCGGGGGTCTCGGTCGTGATCTCGTTCGTCTTCGTCATGGTGTTTCTTCGCTTTCTTTCTCGGTCGCCCTTGCTGACTCCGAGACTATAGATCGGAATCTGGCGGAGCGCAAGGCCCCGCCCGATCTTTTTCTCAATCCGACACGCCCTCGGCCTTTTCCTGCTCGGGCGTCATCGTCCGCGCGTACCAGGACGGGCCGACCTTGACGATCCGGCGGTAGGTAGACCCCCTCCCGCGACCTCCGGCCGGAGGAGCACCCTCGAGGCCCAGCGCGCCGCGCTCGAGCGCCTCCCGCTCGAGCGTCGAGAGGCGCCCGACGACGATCCGGCGCGCGCTTCGATGCGAGCCCCACCCGTCCACGACGCGGTCCGCGTCGATCCAGATCTCGATCTTGGCGGCGGGGGTCACGACGCCACCGCCGCCGCCCGCTCGGCGCGCGCCTTCGCGATCGCCGCTGTAAGCTCGGCGCGGGCCGCCGTGAGGCGGGCGCGGGCCTTGGCGGCGCGGCCCTCGCGGTCGTCCGCGCGCTGTACCTTGGTCTCAAGGCTGGCGATCTCGTCCTGGAGGTTGAGAATTTCGGTCTCGTTGCTGGCCATGTTCGCTCTCTTTCTTTCTCGGTCGCCCTTGCGACTTGTGGAACCTAGCATCGGCTCCGGAGCCCGTCAAGGCTCCGGAGCGATTTTCTTTTCAGACCCCGTATGTTCCGCCCATGCACGCGGTCGAGGCGATCTCGATCTTCGTGAAAGGCTTGCGCCCGATCTTGATCACGCTCTTTCGCTGGTAGGGGGCAAGCGCGATCCCGTCGTAGGATCGCCCGTTGTGATCGCAGGATCCCGCGTGGGTCTGATCGAGGTAGCAATAGCCGGAGCCGTCGAACGCCCGGATCCGCCCGCACACCAGCGTACCGAAGTAATCCGCGACGACGACGTCGCCGATCCGGAGGGTCGTCGCGCTGGGTCCGTGGGGTCCGGATTCGAGCTTGAGACGCGCGAAGGCTAGATACCCCTCGACCGCGGCGAGGCGCCCCCAGGGGCGAACCAGCGCCCCCACGGAGATCCCGAGACTCTTAGCGACGGCGCGGAGCGCGACTCGAGCGGCCTTGCGGTTCTTTTCGTTCGTGATCGTGGGGAGGTTGGTCATGGTCTTTGCTCTCTTTCTTTCTCGGTCGCCCTTGCTGACTTGGAGACTATAGATCGGGATCCGGCGGAGCGCAAGCCCCCGCCCGATCTTTTTTCGATCTTTTTCTCGCGCCCTACGGATCGCCCTAGTTTGCTTGGGGATCCGGCTCCCGCTCCGGCGCTCGAGCGGGATCCGTCACGGCCTCGAGGGTCGCGCGGAGCTTGGCTAGCGCGTCGTCCGGGACGTGCGAGAGATCGATCGCCGTGCGGGCCGTAGGCTCCCCGCTCGCGAGCCGCTCTAGCTCGATCGCGGCTTTCATCGCCGCAACGGCCGTGCGAGCGTCTAGAAGCTCCCCGGCGGCGGAGCGGGCGAGGATTGACTCAGTCGCCCAAGCGAGCGCGGCGGAGGTCGCTCGAGCGTGCGCGGCGCCCTGCTCTCGCGCCTCGCGGACGGCTCCGGAGATCCGGGCGTCGTGGAGGTGGGCTTCCAAAGCGGCTCGCCTTGCGCGCCAGCGCCAGCGCGCCGCAAGCGCCGCAAGCGCCGGCGCGCCGCTCGAGCCTTCGGCCCGCGCGAACGCCGCGATCGTCGGGGCCTCCGACATGACGAAGCGAGAGAAAAGGGCCCAAGCTAGATCCGGCTCCCCGGGCTGGCGCGACCACGGATCCAGCGAGGCGGGCGGAGCCTCGGGGGGCTCCGCGCCGTCGCTTTCGTCATCGCGGGGCCGGCGCCGGTTCATGCGTTCACGGTAGCACGGGGACGTCGATCACGAGAACATCGCGGCCGTCGATGACGACGGCCGAGCCGTCCTCAAAGCGGAACGCGGTAATGCCGGCGTTCCAGTCCTGCTCGACGGTCACGCCGGCCACCGCGTTGCCGCCGGGCGCCAGCGCGTCGAGGATCGCGATCGGGTTCATGTTCACACACTCGCTTGCCGTGATGATCGTTCGGGGGTTCGTCATGGTTTCCGTTCTCTTTCTTTCGTTGTCGCCCTTGCGACTCAGTGAAACTAGCATCGGCTCCGGAGCGTGTCAACTACGGAGCCGATCTTTTTTCAGCGGGCCCATTCCGTGAGGATCTCGTGAGCCAGCGCGAGAGCATCGAAGCTCGCGATCGGGAGCTTGATCGTCTCGCGGTGCTCCGGAACCGTGTAGCCAAGGCCTTCGCCCGCGCGGCACGCTCGAGCAGGGAGCCGGCGCGAGAGGGTGACGGTGTTAGCGTTAGGGCGGACCACGATCCCGCCGACGGGGCGGAGCCCGCGACCGTCGCGCGAAGGCGCGTAGATCATCCCGAAGTTCTCGCCGGTCATGCTGATCTCGTAGGTTGCGGTGGCGTTCGTCATCGTTTCCTTCTTCTTTCGTTGTCGCCCTTGCGACTCGGTAAGAATGGATCGAAGTCGACCAAGGCGCAAGAACTATTTTCGGCGCCTCGGTCGATTGTCTCAGATCGCCGGGATTCGCTCGGATCGCGGCGCCGGATCCCGACCCCAGGAGAACGCGATCGGGGTCTCACACCCGGCCGCGCGCATCTTCGCGCGCCATTCGTCCGCCAGCGCTCGAGCCTCGAGGCGCCCCGCGGCGCGAGCGCGGACGCTCGAGCGGGCGCTAGCCCGGAGCGGGCGCCCGACCGTGTAGACGGGCGCCCCGGCGGAGTAGATCCACCATCGCATGATCAGATCGCCCCGCGGCGGAGAAGCTCGGCCGCGATCGCGGCGCCTTCGTCGCGGTACTTTCCGGCCCGATCGCCTCCGTTGACGTCGGCGCGGTCGATCGAATCCATGGCCTTCGCCGCCTCCGCGCAGTCCTGGCGCGCGTAGAAAAGCTCGGCGGTCGTCATCGTGCGGATCTTGTCGGTGTTCGTCATGTTCGCTCGCTTTCTTTGTTGTCGCCCTTGCGACTCGGTAAGAATGGATCGGAGTCGACCGAGGCGCAAGATCTATTTTCGGGGTCTCGGTCGATTTCAGTCTAGGCGCCCTTCCCTCGGGCCGCCGCGGCCTTCGCCCCGTTGCGTAGGACCCGCGCCGCGCTCGCGCTCGCCATCGCCTCCAGGACGCCCGCGGAGCGTCCCGGAGCGGCGCCGGTAGCCTCGAGGCGCGCGGAGGGCGCCAGCGGGGCGCCGCGGGGCGCGGGAGCCGGCTCGAGCGCGGGAGCCTCGAGGTGCGGATCAAGCGAGGTGCGGATCTTTCGGTGCGTCATGCTTCGCCCTTTCGGCGGCGAGTATAGCAGGTTCCGGAGCAGATGCGGGCGCTCGAGCCGGCTCGGTGCGGTTTCCTCGGTTGTCCCGCGCTGGCCCGCCGTGTCCCGACCTTGGCCCGTCTCGACTTTTCGGCGCAAGTGCCCGAGATCCCTCAGGTATTCGAGAAATGTCCCGCCTGGCCCGCCTGAATGTCACTTTTCGGGCTAGCCAAATCGCTCATCTTCATAAGGTTTCTGAGGGGGTTATTGCAACTGTGTTGCGGATAGAGTGTTGTGATTTGGTAAACTCACTGTGTGACAAAAGAGGCGGGACAACGGGCCAGAAAGACAAAAAACCCAGGCCGCGCATGGAGTTAGCTCCGAAAATTTCGGCGGGCCAGACTCGGGCCAGGCCCGGGACAAATCTAGGCCGCTCGGCCGAATTGCGCCAGCGTGGCGCGCATGTACGACAGTGTAGGTGATATGTCGCACATGCGTGCGTTCACTCACACGACCCGCTCCGGAGCCGTCGCGACGCCCCGCGTCCCGTGCGCTAACTCACGCTTTCCACCTGCTCGCGCTCCCGGGAAAGCTAATATCCGGAATGGACGAAGACACAAAAGCCCCCGACGGGGGCGACCGACTGATCACGATCGGCGAAGCTGCGGCCCTCCGGGGGGTCTCCGCCGGAGCGATCCAGGGCTGGATCCTCCGGGGGTGGCTCGCCTCCGCCGGCTCCGCTCCCTCGCCGCACCGTCGAGGCCCTCGCATGGTCTCGGTCTATTGGCGCTCCGCGGTTCTCGCCGTCGAGGCGCCCGGACGCGGGAGAGTCAAGCGCCCCGACTACACGGCCCGGCTCGCGCTTCTAGCGGAGTCTCGATCCCGCGCTTGACACCTCGCCGGCTCCGATCCATGCTCCGGGCCGATGACGAACGCGCTCGAGCCCCTCCCCGATTCCTGGGATCGTGACGAGTATCGCCGTTTCCGGGAGATCCTCGCCGCCGCCGGGATCACGCTGGTATCGACGGTCCCCGTCAAGCCAGGGACGAAGATCCCGGCGATCCGCTGGGCCGACTTCGCTCCGGGCGAGGAGGGCCCGCACTACGCCGAAACGCAGGCGCGCCTCCTGCTAACGGGCCGGCGATCGTCCGGTCTCTCCGTGATCGACGTCGACACGAAGGGCGGAGGTTTCGACGCGCTCGAGCGCCTCGAGGCCATGCACGGCGCCATCCCCCGCACCCTCTCCGTGCGCTCGCCCACTGGCGGCCTCCATCTCTACGTGCTACCGTCGAGGCCGCTCCGCACGGTCGCCGGCGTCCCCGCCCGCGGGATCGATATTCGCGGAGAGGGCGGGGTCGCTATGGTCCCGGGAAGTGTCCACCCGCGAGGCGGGGTCTACCGGATCGAGGATCAGTGATCGCGACGCTCCCGGATTCCTGGCTTGCCTTGATCCCTCCGCCCGGCCTCGACGCGGAGCGCACGCCCGTTGCTTATGACGGGGACGCGGACCTCCCGACCCTCCGCCAGCGGATCGCGGATCTCGCCGCGGGGAAGCGCGGGGACGAATGGGGCGTGATCCGCCGGCTCGCGCTCGGGGAGCGCCTCTTTCGGATCGAGGGCGGCCCCGGCTCGAGCGATCTCCCTCTCGTCGTGGGCGTCGACGAATTCCTCTCAAAGCGCGTGATCTGGACGCTCGCCGCGGAGCTTCCCACGGCTCCGCCGGACGCGATCTCCGCGATCTTCGCGCCCTCTCTTTCGATCCTTCGGGACGACGTCGCGGGCCTCGGGGGCGCGTCCTCGCGCTGGACCGAGGAGCACGTCCGAGAGAAGTGGATCCGCGCCTCCGAGAAGATCGAGACCGAGAACGCCGGAGCGCGCGCGTTCACGGATCGGCTCCTCGCCTCGACCGCGGAGGGCGCCGAGAAGCGCGCGACCTCGCTCCCGCTCGTCGCGCAGTTTGACGATCGGTATTTCGTTCTCGACGATCGCGCCGAGGACCGCGCGCGCTACGAAGGACCCATGAAGGGCGTGGCCTTGCGGTCGATGGCTCGAGCGCTTTGGGGAGAGTCCCGCGTCCTGGATCAGACGACCGCGAAAGGTGCAGCCCGACCTATGAGCCCCGCGGAGATCGTCGACGCCTACGGGGTTGCGATCTCGACGATCGCGACCGAATACAGCGCGCTCGCGCCGCGCGTGGACGGCTTGACCTTGACGCTACCTCCGCCCGTCGGCGACATCCCGGAGCCCCAAGAGGATCGCGACGTCGCGGCCTGGCTAGAGATCCTCGATCCCTCCGGAGGGGTGCTCGATTGGATCGCCTACGCGCGCCGCGATCGCTTGACGTCGACGGCTCCGGCGCTCGCTCTGATCGGAGGGGCCCAGGTGGGGAAAAGCCTACTCGCGGACGCGGTCGCGCGCACCTTCGGGGCGCGCCGCGCGACGCCGCTCCGGCGCGTTCTCGGCCAGTTTGCCGCGATGTTGGCGGCCTGCCCGGTCCTATTCGCAGACGAAGGGATCCCGCGCGACCCCCGCACGGGCGTCCCCCTCACGGAGGAATTTCGCGCGCTCGTTACGTCGATGGACCACGTCATCGAGGCGAAGGGGACGGATAGGTCCGTCTACGTCCGCGGAGGCGTTCGCGTCGTCCTCGCCGCGAACCGGCTTGATCGCCTTTTCGCATCGAGGGGAGCCTACGGAGCCCACGATATCGCCGCGTTGGCCCGGCGCCTTTTCGTCGTGGAGATCACAGATCCGGGGCGCGTCGAGGCCGCGCGATCGGTCTCGGTAGGCCTCGGATCTTTCGAGGGCGATCCCGTTCGCTTGGGTCGCGTCGCGCGACACCTCTCCTGGATCCAGCGCGAGCGCGACGCGAAGCCCCCGACGCCCCGCGCCGCGTTGGTCGAGCGCGAGCTACGGATCGGCTCCGACGTCGCGAGGGAGGCCCTCGACGCCCTCGAGGATTCGTATCCGGTCCCGTGGATTGCGCTTGACGGGGCTACGGTTTGGGTTCAGGTTACGCCGTGGGTGCAGCGGACGACCGCCGGATCGCTCGCCCCGCTCGCCCGGGCCCTCGGCGCCTACATCACGCACCCGAGCGAGAAGCGCCGCACGCACCCGACCACGAAGGTCCCCGATCCCTCGCGCTCGCGCTGGATCGGGCTCGATCGAATCCGACTAGCAGCCGACGGAGTGAACCTCGAATGAGCCCCCGCCCCGCCCGCCGAACCCCCGCCCCGCCCTCTCGACCGCTCGAGCCGGCGGAGCACCCCGACCGGATCGAAGCCCTCGACTCGGTCCCCGACGACGACGATCACGATCTCGCGATCGAGAGGCTCGAGAGGGTCGATCACTTTTCGAGCGCCGGATCGTTCGATTGGATTGGGCCGGAGGATTGAATGCGGATCAGTCCAAGCATGATCGGGCGCCTGCATACGTGCGCCCGGATCCCGTCGTGGATCCTCGTTCGAAACGTCCGGTTCGGGGACGACGTCCAGAAGGGCGCGAACGCCCTCGGGACGCGGTGCCATTCCCTCGTGGAATCCTACCTACGCACCGGCGCGCTTCCGGCCCTCGATGAAACGCTCGATGTCCAGCGCGGCGAAGCGACCGAGATCGCATACCCCGGCGCCATCGTGGCGGAAGCGCTGCACACGCTCCCCGCTCCGGGTTCCGCGGAGATCGAGATCGGGGCCCAGATCCAGCGCGAAGGCCTGATCTTTTTCTCGAAAGCGGACTATCGGATCCGGACCGAGACCGGCTCCCGGATCGGCGATCACAAATTCGTTCGCGATCTCGGCTCCGCCCTCTCCGCGACGCCCGGATCGACGAATAGCTACGGGGAGCCCAACTACCTCGGGGCGAACGTCCAGGCATTGATCCTCGCCGCGTGCGAGCTTGACGCGCGCCCCGAGATCGACGCGGTCGATCTCGCCTGGCACTACACCCAAACCCGCCCCTCGCGAGGGCGCTACCCTACGCGCGTCGTTTCGCTCCGGCTAGATCGCGAGGCCGTCGAGCGCGGGATTGCGGCGCACGTCCTTAGCCCCGGGCGTCAGATCCTCGAGATCAAGCGCTTGCGCGTTCTCCCGGAAATGCTACCAGTCCGCGCGGAGTCGTGCCGAACCTTCGGCCGAACCTGCGAATACTCCGAACATTGCGCACTGACAGACGAACAGAGAGGAATCCAAGCCATGACAACGCCCGATCAAAGCCCCGCCGCGCTCGCTTCCACGCTCGACAGACTCCGCGCTCTCGCCGCGTCGCAGACGATCGGCGCCCCGCCTCCGCCCGCGCCTCCGCCTCCGCCCGCGCCTCCGCCCGCGCCTCCGCCTCCGCCCGCGCCTCCGCCCGCGCCTCCGCCCGCGCCTCCGCCCGCGCCTCCGCCCGCGCCTCCGCCCGCGCCCGCGCCTCCGCCAGTTGACCCCCGGTTCTCGGTCGGCGCCCGCTGGAAATGTCACGGGCGCGAATTCGAGATCGTCTCCGTCGAGGGTGACGCGGTCCGCGGCCGCGTTCTCTCGAACCTCGCCAGCCTCGCCACGACGATCCGGCGCCTCGAGGCGTACCCGGACGCATTCGCGTTCGTCGGAGCCCCCGCCGCCCCCTCGGTCGCCCTCGAGGGCCCCGACCCGATCAACCCGCCGGAGGCCGCGGGGGCGCCGAACGACGGCACGCAGGGCCCGCCGGCGCCTCCGAAGCGGGACGACACCCCGCCGTCGTCCGGACGCTACGCGGCCCTCACGCGCGACGAAGCCAAGACCGAAGCGGTCCGCCGCGGGCTCCTGACTGCGTCGTCGCGACACGGGCTCCCGGCGATCGTCGCCATGCTCGAGAAGTACGATCACGAGCACCCCGAGGGCCCGCCGACGGTCTCGATCGTCGCGACGTCGGAGATCCCGGCCGGGGCGCTCGTGACGATGACGGGGGAGCCCGCCGCACCATTCACCCCCGAGGACGTCGTCGCCGGGTTCCGCATGATCCCGGAGACGGAGGGGCGCGTCGAACCCGCAATCGATGCCGCCGCGATCCGCTCCGCGCTCGATCGGCTCGGTCGCGCCGTCGAGGAGATCCACGCCGCCGGTGACGCCCTCCGCGCCTTGATCGGCGCGTAGCGTGGCGGGCGGAGTCCAACCCTCCGCCGATCTTGAGCGTATCCTCTCGGTCCCGCGGCGTTCGTGGGGCCTCGAGGATGCGCGCGGGGTCGCGCGCGATCTGACCGCGGCGCTCCGGACCCCGGCGGGGACGCAGACCCTCCTGGAGCACCAAGCCCTAGCGCTTCTCGAGATCGGGATCTACGGGGGAGCCTATCTCCCGCTCCCCGTCGGAGCCGGAAAGACCCTGATCTCCCTTCTCGCCTCGAGAATGCGTCCGGAGATCGTCCGGCCCCTGATCTTGACCCGCGCGAGCTTAGTCGAAAAGACGAAGATCGAAGAGATCGAGTATCGGAAAAACTGGATCCTCCCGTCGTTCTTTCGCGTCGAGTCGTTCGAGCGTATGTCTCGCGTCGGAGCCGCGGGATTCCTCGAGGCGTACGCGCCCGATCTGATCATCGTCGACGAAGCGCACGCGTTGAAAAACAGGTCCGCCGCCGTCACGCGCCGCGTGTTCCGGTACCTCCGCCAGAATCCCCGCGTGCTTCTCGTCGCGATGACGGGATCATCTATCGGCACCTCGATCCGCGACGTCGCGCATATCATGGGCCGGTGTCTCGGGGCGCGCTCCCCGCTCCCGCACCACCACCACGACGTCGAGGAATGGGCCGCGGCCCTCGACGTAGGCGGGCGCGCGCGCCGGCTCGAGCCCGGGGCCCTGCTCCGCCTCGCGAACCCCGGCGAGGACGCGCGCGCCGCGGTCTGTCGTCGGATCCTCGAGACCCCCGGGATCGTTGCGATGCGGGGGACGACTATCGACACCCCGATCCAGATCCGATCGCACGTCGCAGATCACGACGACGCGCAGACCGCCGCGCTCGCCGCGCTCCGGACGACGGGCGAGACCCCGGACGGCGAACTAGCCGAGGACGCGATCGCGATCTGGCGCCACGCGCGCGAGATCTCGCTCGGGTTCTATAGCGTGTGGGATCCGCCGGCGCCGCTCGAATGGAAGCACGCACGCCGGGAATGGCACTCGCATTGTAGGGACATTCTCGAGAGCAACCGACGCGATCTCGACTCCGCGGATCAACTCGCGCGCCACCTCCGCGCGCACCCCGATCACTACCCCGAGGCCGCCGCGTCGCTCGAACGCTGGCGCGTCGTCGAGCCCTATTTCAGGCCCAATCCGCGCGCGCGCTGGATCTCCGGATCGGCGATCGATTGGGTCGCGCGCTACCTCGCGAAAGACAAGCGCCCCGCGATCGTATGGACCGATCGGCCCGTCGTCGGCGAAGCCCTCCGCGCTCTCCTCGGGATCCCCTACTACGGCGAGGAAGGGGTAGACCTTGCGACGGGCGCCTACATCGGACACGCGCGCGGACAGACGATCGCGACGTCGAGCCGCGCCGGCGCGACCGGCCACAACCTGCAAGCGTTCTCCCGGAATCTCTGCCTTGACATTCCGCGGAGCCCGATCGCATGGGAACAGCGGATCGGACGCACGCACCGGCCCGGACAGACGGCGGATCTGATCTCGGTCGATCTCCTTTTCGGCGTTCGCGAGGACGTTTCTGCGTTCGCCGCCGCCCAAGAGTACGCAGCGAACGTAGAAGCATTGACAGGCGCCCCGCAAAAGCTATGCTCCGCCGACTGTACCGAAGTCCTAGCCCCCGACGAGATCGAAGGAAAGAAGGAACCACGATGGCAAAAACCGAAGTTCAGTCTCTCACGTTCCCAGGATGGGTGACTTTCGCCGCGGGGATCCGCGGGACCGTCCGCGCCTCGCTTTGCGAAGCCGGGATCCAGATCGAGATCCCGACCCCGCGCCGATCGACGATCCGTGTCGTCATGACTCCGGAGCGCTTCGTCGCGTTCGAGCCGCGCCAGGCCTCGCACGCCGAGGCCCTGATCGCCGTCGCCGGCCTTCTCGACCATGAGACGATCGAGAAAGCGCTTGCGCTCGTTCTCGAGACGTGCGAGGATGCGGCGGAGGCATTCGATAGCGACGAGACCCGCGACCGCTCCGACGCCCTCCGTTTCCTCGCCGCGCTCGTTCGCGGCGTCGAGTCCGCCTGATCCGAAACCCGAAACGCAACCAAGAAAGAAGAGATTCACCATGACCGACACCTCGCTTCCCCAGATCCCAGGCCTCGACGATTCGACGGGCCTTGACACTCGACTTCCCTCCCCCGACCTCGGCGCACAGGACGTCCGGATCGACTTGATCCGGTTCCACCGATCAAGCTTCGGCAATCTCGACGGCGTCATGGTCGAGGTCACGGACCACGACGGCAACGGGCGCGCCTGGCGGATCAACCTCGGCGGGAAATTCCCTAAATTTGGCGCGACCGACTGTAAGCGACTTGCGGCAGCGATCCGCGGCCTCGCGTTCGACGATCCGCGCGCCGCGGCCCTCTCGCCCGCGGAGGTCGCGAGCATGTACGGCCCGACCAACCCGTTCAAGGGTGCCAAGATTCGGATCGAGGCGTTCGAGTCCGACAAGGCCAACCCGAAGACGGGCCGGCGCTACGTGAACGCGCGCGTTCTCGGGCCCGCGACCGGCGCCCCCGCCGTGACGCACGCCCCCACGGCGCCCACGGCGCCCGCCGCGGCCTCGCCCGCGCCCGGCGCACCTCCGCCCCCGCCGGCGCCCGCTCCGGCTCCCCAGGGCCCGCCGTCTGGCTGGTATGCGTTCCCCGCCGGCGACCCGCGCCACGGGACGCACTACTATGACGCGAGCGGAGCGATCCGGCCCGTCTGATCTCCTGACCCGGGCCCGATCGAGGGATGGCCCCGCGGGCCCGGGTTTGGTTCTACTTTCTCCGGAGGATCGGATCGATGCGCGCAACGACGGAACACGCCTGGATCGACGGGCCGCGATGGTCCCAATGTTCGCGGTGCGGAGCGCGCGCGCACTGGCTCGAGGCCTCGAAAGATTGCCCCGGCGCGCCGAAGAAGGACGACGAGATCGAGATCGAGATCGCGATCGCGCGGATCCGCTCGGATCTCGAAGTGTTCCGTTTCTGGTGGCTCGGACGGGTCGATCTCGGAACGACGCGCCCGACACTGGCCGAATGGCGCGCGGAGTTTCTCGAATGGTCGCGCGCGAACGGCGCGAGCGCCGCGCCGTGAGGATCCTCGGCCTGGATACGGAGACGTATCCGATCAAGCCCGCCCGCCAGGCGCCGCGCGTCGTTTGTGTCCAAACCCGCGACGAGACCGGGAGCCGCGTCGAGCTTCGCGATCCCGGCCTCGATCGCCTCGAGGCCGCGCTAGCGGATCGCGCGATCCTGATCGTGGGCCACGACGTCGGATACGACGCCCTCGCCTCGATCGCGACGCGCCCGCGTTTGCTCCTGCCTTGGCTCGACGCCTACGAAGCGGATCGCGTTGTCTGCACTCACGTCCGGGAAAGCCTCGCGCGGATCGCCGAGGGCTCGAGCGATCGACACCGCGATCGATCCCTTCTCGGATGCGTCGAGCGGTACAAGATCCCGCACGCTTTCGAGGCCGGCGACAAAGTCAAGGGGTCCGTACGGACCCGGTTTCACGATGTCGACGGGATCCCCGTCTCGCAATGGCCCGAGGGTTTCGAGCGGTACGCGCTGGCGGATCTCGTCGCCGTCGACGTGTACGAGGCCCAGCGCGCCGCGTTCTCGCCCGCGTGGTTTCAGGATCAGTATCGCCGCTCGCGCGCGGATTTCTGGCTAAGGGTCACGTCCGCCCATGGGATGCGCGTCGACGCTCGAGCCGTCGCCCGGTTCTCCGCGCTGGTCGAGGAGGAGCACCGGACGTGCCTCGCGATCCTCACCGACGCAGACGAGGGGGCGCTAGCGCGCTTCGCGGAGGATCACGATCTCGAGCGCGTCGACGCGGTTCCGCCGGTCCGCGGGCTCGTTCGCTACGAAGGAACGCGCGACCTGAAAGCCGCGCGCGCTCGCATGGAGTCCGTGTGCCTCGCCCGCGCCCTCCCCGTGCCCGTGACGGCGACCGGACGCGAGAAGGGGCTGGACGTCGGAGCCGGCGCGTATGTCGCCCTCGACGCGGACGCGTGCGCCGCGTCGGGCGATCTCCAACTCCGCGCTTACGCGCGCTTCACATCGATCGGGACGCTCCGGAGTCGGGCCGATCGCCTCGCCCTCGCCGCGCGTCTCGGGGTCCCCGTACAACCCCGGTTTGACCCCCTGAAAAAGACGGGCCGAACGTCGTGCAGCAAGGGAGAATCCACACCCGGCGAGCCGTTGAACGCGGTCGGCGATCAGACTCAGAACCTCAACCGCGAACCCGGCCTCCGGGAGTGCTACATCGCGCGCCCGGGGTGCCTGATCCTCTCCGCCGATTGGAAGGCCGCAGAGCTTCACACCCTCTCCCAAACGTGCGCGGATTGGGGCCTTGACTCCGCGCTCGCGCGGGTTCTCCGGGAAAAGGACGCACATGTCTGGTTCGGCGCGATCTCGCAGGGCTGGACGTACGAATACGCGATCGAGGCCCTCCGCGGGGATCACGGGCCCGAGGCGAAAAAGAAGGCGAAAGCCGCGCGCCAAGGCGCGAAGGCCTGCAATTTCGGATTCCCGGGAGGGCTCGGGATCGCGAAGTTTCGAGCTTGGGCCGCGAAAACGTACGGAGTGATCTGGAGCGAGGCGGAGGCCTCGAGGCGCAAGGCCCAATGGCTCGACGCTTTCCCCGAAATGCTCGGCTACTTCCGGATCGTCGATCGGATCGTCAACTCCGGCGCTCCGCTCGAGCATCCCCGCTCGCATCGCTACCGCGGGGATCTGACTTTCACCTCCGCCGCAAACTCCCCGTTCCAGGGTCGTTGCGCGGATATGCTCGTCGATGCTGGTTGGCGCTCGCTCGCCTGGATCCATCGCAACCGGATCCAGGCGCGGATCTGGAACGAGGCGCATGACGAGATCCTTTTCGAGATCCGAGAGGATCAGGCGCACGAGATCGCGACCGAGATCACGAAGATCATGGACGACGTCGGCCGCGAATGGTGCCCGATCGCTCCGTGTCGCGCGGAGCCCGCGCTACAACGACACTGGCGGAAGGGCGCGGAGCCCGCCTATCGCGCGGGGCGCCTGATCCCGCACGAAGATCGGGACCTCGGCGCGGAGGATCTCGAGTCGATCCGAAAGGCCCTAGCGTCGGGCGAAGATGCCTTGCGCGTGTCGTGGTCCCATGGTATCGAGGAGTCGCGAGTCAACGCGATTGGAAGGGGCGGACGATGACGGACGCAGATACGAACGAGGGCGAGCGGTTCCCGGCATTCCCGAAGATCCCCCGCCTCCGGCGGCGGGTCGTGGTGACGGAGAAGATCGACGGAACGAACGCGCTGATCTCGATCTCTCCGGAGGGGACGATCCGCGCCGGATCGCGCTCGCGCTGGATCACTCCGGAAGCGGATAACTTCGGCTTTGCGCGGTGGGTCTCGGAGAACGCCGCGGACCTTGCGAAGCTCGGTCCGGGGCACCATTACGGCGAATGGTACGGGGCCGGGATTCAGCGACGCTACGGGCTCGATCACAAGCGCTTCGCGCTTTTCAACGCCGGTCGATGGTCCGATCCGGAGTCGCGCCCCGCGTGCGTGGGTTGCGTCCCGATCCTCGCAGACGGGATCGGCGAGACCGTGATCGAGGGCGCGATCGATCGCCTCCGCGCGGAGGGCTCGATCGCCGTCCCTGGATTCATGCGTCCGGAGGGGGTCGTGGTCTGGCACTCCGCTTCCGGATCTCTCTATAAAGTACTCCTCGAGGGTGATGAGACCCCGAAGGGCGAGGGCGGACGATGACGACCAAGCGATACACGGTCCACCTCGACTCGCACGGAAAAGGCGCCATGGTCCGAGACGAGACGCGCGGAGGGCTCCTCGTGGCCTGGTGCGGGAACGCGTCCAGCGTTTACGGCTCGTTCCGCGTCGACGGTGCCAAGGAGGCGGAGCGGATCGCTTTCCTTTTGAACGAAGCGGACAAGCCCGCGAGGGGCTCCGAATGAACCTCGCGATCGACCCAGGAACGCGCGCGCTCGGGTTTGCGATCTGGAATCCGGACGAGCCCCAGATCGTCGCGTGCGGGGTCTCGCGATCGGAGACTGCTAGCCCGACGGAGCACGCGGATACGATCCTGCGCGCCGCGCTCTACCGCCCGATCCCGCGCGCGGATGTCGAGTCGATGCGATGGCGCCCGCGCGACGCGCGGAGCCAGCCCAACGACTTGATCGACGTGCAGACGGTCGGGGTCCTCACGGCGCACTACGTCGGAGCCCGCGCGATCGTCATGCGCCCGCCCCAGGAATGGAAGCGGAATCTGCCGAAAGCGATCCATCACGCGCGGATCTTCGCCGCGCTCCGCGCCGATCTCGGGGAGCCGGCGATCGTCGAGCGCGCCTACGAGGCCGCCGGAGCGCACGCGAAGGAAGTTCTTGACGCGGTCGGGATCGCGTTGTACGTAGCGGGACGGATCGACGAATCCGGAAAGAGAAGGGACGAACGATGACGAATGAGATCGAGATCGGACAGTGGCGCGCGGAGAGCGGGAGCCCCTATCGAGTCGAGGAGATCGACGACGAGAGAGGCCGCGCGCGGATCCGCTTCCCGGACGGCCCCGCGAGCGGCGCGTGGTTCTCGATCTTGGATATCCGGCGGGATCCTGTCGTCGACGCGCCTCCCGACGCGCCCACGCCCGCGCCGGCTCCTGCCGCCTCCGAGGATCGGAAGCCCCGCGGAGTCAAGCCCCCGCTCGCGCTGATCCCGTGGTCGGTCGTTCCGGCGCGCTGGCGCCCGAACGTGATCGACCTCGCGATCGACATTCCGGAGCCGGAGGGTCCGGAGTGGTTCGCCGCGCGCGTGATTCGGATCCTTCTCGAGACCGAAGGCGACGATCTCATGTTCGAGATCGCGCGCGTTATGGGTCACGGAGCGGCGAAGTACGGGATCGGCAACTGGCAGACGGCGGAGTGGAACGAGCGCGCCCGCGTCGAATACGAAAGCGCGATGCTCCGGCACCTGTACGCCGACGCGATCGGCGAGGCGACGGATCCCGACTCCGGGCTCGCTCACAAGGCGCACGCCGCGGCAAGCGCGATGATCGTCGAATGGCACGATCGGCGCGCCGCGCGCGCCTCGGGGGACGCGTGACCTCCGCCCTCGCACTACGCCCCGCCTCCGTCGCCGTCTTGGATCACGCGCGCGCGGTCGGCGCCGCGCTCCGCGATGTCCAGGATCTTCGGTTCGAGGGTCCGGACGCGGAGATCCAGGCAGGTGAGATCCTCCGCGTGATCGAGACTGCGAGCCGCGATCTCGAGCGCGAGCGCAAGGCGGAGAAGGCGCCGCACCTTGAGGCCGGACGCGAGATCGATCGCCGCTTCGCCGAGGTCGGCGATCCCCTCTCGCGCGTCGCGGGCGTGATCCGCTCGCGCCTGGCGGAAGCGGCGCGAGCGCGGGAGGAAGCTCGCCGGCTCGCCGTCGAGACCGCGTCCCGCGCCGCGCTGGCGGGGGACCTTGAGACCGCGAACGAGGCGATCGTCCTCGGGGCCGATCCGGTTTTCGCTCCCGTCGTCGCCGAAGGGATC